AGAGAGCACATGCAGAGTATCATAAGTTGGAAGATTTAGAACTTAAACTTAGAGACTAATATGTTATCTACCGCATACCGTCTTCGTCTGGAGTCTATCTGTCGTTGCATTGCCAACAAAGAACAGGTTCCTCTGGATGATATGATCTGGGCAGAAAAACTTGCCAAGGCACATACTCTTGCTAGAGATTGGTTGAATAAAGCACGTCGTCAAGCTGCTCAAGATATTGAGGAAGGTAGCATTGAAGATTTTATGAATAGGATGGGGCTAGGTGATCCCGATCCATCCAATTACAAAACGGGATTCGATAGTGCAGAAGATATTAGAGACTGGTTTCAACGTGACAAACCTGATGATTGGAGACAGCGAGATTAATGAAAATGTGGGAGACAAAGTGTAGTTCATGTGGTAAGATGATTCCAGCAAATAAGTGTCCTCAACTTTTGATGACTCCTCTTTGTAAATCCTGTTGGTTAAAAAAGCATGAATGATTTTCTAGATAATTTGGGTGCTAATCAATATCGAAAAATGCATCAACCCAAAAAAATTAAACTTACACCTCAGACATTCATTGATATGAATGAGGAGTTTTCTGAAAAAGGTGATAGAGTAAGAGTCAATGTACCTACACAGGAAGAGATTGATAAATGGCAGGAGACTTCAAGAAATTCTCCATACATAGAAATGCCCCCATCAAAAGATCTAGTGCAAGAAATGTGGGATAAAATTGGAGGAAGGCCAAATGATTGAAGCACTTGTTTATAGTAATGGTAGTCAAGAATCTGAAAGAGCAAAGATGGTTCTTGAATCATGTGGACAAAAAGTAAAAGAATTTTTATTAGGTTCTGACTTTAGCGATAAACAGTTTCGTGCTGAGTTTGGCAGTGAAGCAGAGTATCCTCAGATTTCCATTGGGCTCAATCACCGTGGCACATTAAAGGAAACCTTACATTATATGTCTGATAAAGGCATGTTTCTATAGAAAAAATAAAATTGTATCACATATTACAAAACTTCTTGACTATATAATTCATGAAGGGTATAATAACCCTACGTTCATCCCGCTTTCGGGTGGGACGCAAGTAAGTCGCGGAACGGAGCGTTCATCCCATGGCAGAATTTCTTCTGTACACTACACTCAGTTGTCAACAAACTTCAGCAATCATGTTGAAGATTAAAAATGAAAATAATCTATCTGATTCAATTAAGGTAGAATTAGTTGAAACCGTAAAGGATTCAGCACCAGAGTGTGAGTGGTATTGGGACGCAAACGACTGAAGGAACGGGAGACTTAAAACCTCACCCCAACTTCAGGAGAAGACTCATGAACACACTAAACCTTATCAAGAAGCAGATTGAAAAGCAGTCTGCTCTGCATGATGCACAAATTACTCATACTGCATATCGTGGTATTGTAACTAAGAAGTATTCTGCAGCACCTAAGGCAGTTCACGGTAAGTTTACTTATCGCGGACACACATACACTAAGTGATTGACTTACTAATACAATATTGATACAATGGGAGGGAAACCTCCCATTTTTTTATGGATAGAGATAAACTTAAACTCATCGTGAGGAATCTAAAGTCTCTGGTAGATGTATTAGAGTCAGAGGTATACTCTAATATTGAGGCTTACGATACGAAACAAGAAAATTTTGATGATCCTGCCTCATATTATCTACCCGTTTCAGATTATGATGAAGTTTTTAATGACGATGACGGTTATCCTGATTAATCATGTATGAAGAATTAAATTGCTTTGAAGAAGCATTAAAACACTTTGGAACAAGAGTTGAGTTTGCTATCGCCATGGAAATGGGGAGAAAAATCTCATCCGAAGATGCTTATCAAATTATCAAAACTGAACTAAAAGATCTAAAAAAATGTCGCAAGAAGTTCAAAAACAATGAATAATCTGCATGGTAAACACTGTGCAAAATTCACTTATGAATATGGTGATTGGAGAGTTTTAAATTCTGAAGAATTGATATTAGATATAGATGATATCAAACATCTTTTATGTGATGATATGATTCAAGAAGTTGATCATGAAGATATTGCTTGGTTAGGAAGAGATCTCAGTTTTGAAAACTCTGGCCCAAAATGTATCTGTTGCAATGGACTAAGATACATTCAGTGCGATCCTACTTTTCATGGTATAATTGTTGATGGTGCTCCTAATCCTTTTAATAAGAGGTACCGCATGATTGATGGAAAACATAGGATTGCAAAACTCACTCATATGAATGTTATGAGAAGTTCTTTCTATGTTTTTCACTGGGAAGAAATCAAACTATTTTTTAAAAAATAATCCATGAACGACGTAAAATTAATCAGTGTAACTCCTGATGCGGAAAAACACATAGCTTATTGTGCTCGTGTAAGTAATCCTCAAAATCAGGAAAACGATTCTTTTGCAGGACTTTTACGTTACTGTATTAAACATCAACACTGGAGTATCTTTGAACAAGCGTTCATGACTCTAGAGTTGAATACTACCAGGGGCATAGCCGCTCAAGTGCTTCGCCATAGGAGCTTCACATATCAAGAATTTTCACAACGCTATGCAGATGTAAACTGGTTGGACGCCGGTATCCCTGTCCCTGAACTACGTCGTCAGGATGAAAAGAATAGACAGAACTCTATTGATGATATTGATCCTGAAAAGACTAAGTTCTTGAAGCAACGTATTGAGGCATACTTTAATGAGGGTATGGATCTCTATAATGAATTGATTCGTGAGGGAATCGCAAAGGAGTGTTCGCGTTTTGTGCTTCCCCTCGCTGTGCCCACAAGACTCTATATGAGCGGCTCTATAAGGTCGTGGATCCATTATATCGATCTGCGTTCTGCTAACGGCACACAGAAGGAGCATATGGACATTGCTAATGATGCAAAGCGTGTGTTCAAAGAACAGTTCCCATCTATTGCAGAAGCACTAGATTGGTGAATAAATATTACATCGTAAGTTAATTTCTATGGCTACATACCCTATTATTAATAAGGAAACTGGTGAACAAAAGGATATCAAACTCAGTGTTCATGAATGGAGTCAGTGGTTAAAAGATAATCCTGAATGGCAAAGAGACTGGAGTGATCCAACTACCGCACCAAGTTGTGGTGAACTTGGAGAAGTTTACGATAAACTCAAAAAGTCTCATCCTGGGTGGAACGATGTTTTGCATCGTGCATCTAAGTATCCTGGTTCTAACGTCAAACCTGTTTAATCTATGCCCGCTAAAAGAAAAAGAGATCAACCTATTGGTGTCGGTTTAACTGCAAAACAAATGAAGCGTCGTAAACCAATCAACACCGAATTAATGAGGGACATTGATCCCCTTACTGAGAATCAACAAAAACTGTTTGATTCATACGCTGATGATAAAAACCTAGTTGCATATGGTGCAGCAGGAACAGGTAAAACTTTTATTACCCTTTACAATGCGTTGAGAGATGTTCTTGATGAAAGATCTCCATATGAAAAGATTTACATTGTACGTTCACTGGTAGCAACCAGAGAAATTGGTTTCTTACCGGGAGATCACGAAGATAAGTCTGACATTTATCAGATTCCATATAAAAATATGGTGAAGTATATGTTCTCTCTTCCTTCAGAGACAGACTTTGAAATGCTATATGGTAATCTGAAAACTCAGGGCACAATTAGTTTCTGGAGTACTTCATTTATTAGAGGTACAACCCTTGATAAAGCAATTATTATTGTTGATGAATATCAGAACTTGAATTTTCACGAACTTGATAGTATTATTACTAGGGTTGGTGAAGACACCAAGATTATGTTCTGTGGTGATGCTACTCAGACTGACTTGGTTAAACAAAATGAGAAAAATGGAATTGCTGATTTCATGAAAATTCTCAGAGTAATGCCATCTGTTGATATTATAGAATTCGGTGTTGAAGATATTGTCCGTTCTGGACTCTGTAAAGAATACTTGCTTGCGAAAACAGATCTTAATCTATGAACTTCATTCATCATAATTTTCTAGGTGACATTGAATTAAACAAAAAAGAAACTAAGGGTATCCGCTTATATAACCTTCCTGATGGACAGTGGGTGCCCTCCATTACTTCTGTGACATCTTTCTATAATAGAGAGATTTTTGTGAAGTGGAGAAAACGAGTTGGTATTGAAGAAGCAAATCGTATTACAAAAAAAGCAACTGCAAGAGGAACTGATTTTCATGAGGCAGCACAAGCATACTTAATGAATCTGCAATTAAACTGGGATGAGTTTCGTCCTGCAACTCAGTTTATGTTTCATCATGCAAAGCCATATCTTGATAAGATAAATAACGTACACGCTATTGAAAGAACTCTATATTCTGAGTATCTTGGATTGGCAGGTAGAGTTGACTGTATCGGAGAGTACGAAGGCGAACTTGCAGTCATTGACTTTAAAACATCTGAAAAAATTAAACCTGAAAAGTGGTTAGAGAATTACTTTGTCCAAGAAACATTTTATGCTTGTGCCTACTATGAGATGACTGGTATTCCAGTCAAAAAATTAATCACTCTCATGGTAACTCCTGGTGGCGAAGTAAAAGTATTTGACAAACGAAACAAAGACGACTATATTAAACTTCTAGTTCGTTACATCAAAGAATTTGTACATCACAATACTAGGACAGAGAATGGAGAATGAACTAGAAAAAGCACTAGAAAAGAAATTCTTCTGCCCGTCAAAATTCGCGCAGGATATTGAAAAACTTGTTCTTGATAATCAGGACATGAGTTATATCGATGCGATTGTTCATTTCTGTGAGATGAATTCAATTGACGTGGAGTCTGTTCCAAAATTAATTTCAAAACCTCTGAAAGAGAAGTTGAAGTATGAAGCAATGGAGTTAAACTTTTTAAAGAGAACCTCCCGTGCCAAATTGCCCCTTTGATTCCAAAAAGGGGGCAAAAAATTTTCCGGCAAAATTTTAGTCTGTAGAGTTTTTCGTGATGCCGTTCGATGCCTATAAATCATACCTCTCTTTGAAGAATCACTTCACCAAAGAAAAGTATGATTATCATAAGTACTGTGGTAAAAGTCGTGCCACAGTAAAATCCTTTTACAAACGTAAAGATCGTTTTTGGTTTGAGAAACTTGCCAGAAATAAATCTGATAAAGAAGTAGTTGAATTTTTTGTATCTAATTTCATCGACTGCACTGATCCAGCAAAACTTTGGATAGGTGAGATGATTAGAGAAGGTGAAGATAGATACATGTCATGGAAGAAACGAACTCAGTCTTTATCTTATTTGTTTAAGGAAGAGACTGATAAAGTTTTTATTGACAATAACTTTGATTCAATGTTTGCTTTGGATGGATCAAGACACCCACAAATTCTCAAAGAGTATTTAAAAGGTAACGTGTCCATTGAAACCATGGTAATCTTGAATCTTATCATTGGTTATAAAACTAACTGGGATAAACAACTGACTGATCCTGTATGGACATCAGTAAGTTTAAAAATTAGGAAGTACACACCCTTCCTAAATATTGATGTATTTCGTTACAAAAAAATACTCAAGGAAGTAGTTTTAGGAGAAGCATGAGTTTTTTTGATTCTGAAGTAGTCCGTGCAGAAATGACGGAAATTCAAGAACTTCAGGAAGATGTTTATAGTAATGTTTTTAAATTTCCCTCCATGAATAAGGAGGAAAAAAGATTCCACGTTTCGCTTCTGGAAAAACTGCTGGAGAAACAAAAGGTTCTCTATACGAGACTGAGTTTGTCCGATGATCCCGAAGCCAAGATGATGAAATCCCGCATTGTAGAATCTGCTACAATGATGGGGCTTCCAAAGGACGTTGACATTAGTGTCATCTTTTCTAACATGGGAAAGATGCTCGACGCCATGAAGAAGCAGATTGACACCTAGGGTTCAAACGTGTAGAATAACGAAGTACCCAAAAGCCAAATCCCACTAATACAAGCAACATGTCATTTTCTGATCTCAAAAAGCAATCCTCTATCGGTTCTCTAACTTCCAAACTTGTTAAGGAAGTTGAGAAGATGAACAATACCGCTAGCGGAGGCGATGATCGTCTTTGGAAACCCGAAGTCGATAAAGTTGGTAACGGTTTCGCTGTACTCCGTTTCCTCCCTGCCCCTGAAGGAGAAGATCTTCCTTGGGCAAAAATGTATTCCCATGCCTTTCAAGGCCCTGGTGGTTGGTACATTGAAAACTCTCTAACAACTCTGGGACAAAAAGATCCTGTTTCGGAGCACAACCGTGAACTGTGGAACAGCGGTGTTGAATCTAACAAAGATGTTGTTCGTAAGCAGAAACGTAAACTGTCTTACTATGCAAATGTCTATGTTGTAAAGGATCCCACTAATCCTCATAATGAAGGTAGCGTCTTCCTCTATAAGTTTGGTAAAAAGATCTTTGACAAGATCATGGAAGCAATGCAACCTGAGTTTGAAGACGAAACTCCTATCAATCCTTTTGACTTCTGGCAAGGTGCAAACTTCAAACTGAAGATTGTTAAGAAGGATGGTTACTGGAATTACGATAAGTCTGAGTTTGAAGCACCTGCTCCATTGTTGAGCGATGATGATGCTATGGAAGCAATTTGGAAGAAGCAATACTCTCTTGCTGGACTGACTTCTGAAGATCAGTTCAAGTCTTACGAAGATCTTGAGCGTCGTCTTAAGTATGTTCTAGGACAGAAGTCTCGTACTCCTTCCCCTGTTGAAGAAGAGACTGAGTATGATGACTATGCAGCAAAAGAATCTGCTGAACGTCAGATTCAGGAGTCTCTGTCACGCTCTAAACCCGACTTCAACGCTCCTGATATTACTGTTTCTAAACCTGTTGTATCTAAAGATGAAGATGAAGATGATGCACTCTCATACTTCCAGAAACTGGCAGAGAGTTAATTAAACAATCTGATATCATCACCTTTTTTCAGGGTTCTGCTCACATACTGAGTAGAACCTTTTTTATATGGCATCAATTTGTTTACGTCTTCAAGTATTAATTCAAGATATGTGTCTTTTATAAGATAGATGTTTCTTTTTTTCTCTTCCTTACGAACTTCATAAGTATAATTTGTCACTACATCTACTTCATTATTTCTAATAACATATTGGTTTCTTTGGATATCAAAGTATTCTAATTTATAATTTTTAGGAACAATCATTCCTTTTCTAACAATGATCTCACCACTATCATTCTTTAGTTCTCTTGTCTCATAGTGATGAATATTATTAATTTTTTCACTATCGCCATACTTTTTCATCAAGAAATCATTGAATGCCGCTTG